TGTAAGCATTGTGGCTTACCTAGTGATGAAAGCGAGATTATTTGGAGCAGACACAGGGACTATGAGGCTTGGTGCTATAGCTGCGTTGAAGCGCAAGACGAGGACATATTGAAACGTGTCTAAACGTGGTGACCCTAGACTAAAGCGCGCTTATAGAACTAGGTTTAGAGATAAAGTATTAGCTAGAGATAGCTACACCTGCTATTACTGTGGGCAAGATGCAGACCAAGTAGACCACGTTATACCTATAAGCAAAGCTCCAGAGCTGGTAGTAAGTTTTGATAATGCTGTGGCCTGTTGCAAGCGTTGTAACGTATCTAAAGGTAATAGGTCACAGGGCGTTTTTTTAGCCCGTACTGCTACCCCCCCTGTCTTTTCTGGCAGTATCTCTCCGAAAACAGACATAACGACACAAAGCGGGCCTTGCTTGGGCCAGCCTGAACAGAGTTTGAGCTAATGAGTACCAAACCTAAACAGCCTATCCGGGGGCTGGTGCAACCTCGCTTGCATAACGTTTTGTTATCTGGGCCTACTAGGGGCGGTGAGGTTGCACAGCTCGCAGAAAACATAGGCTTACCGCTTTTACCGTGGCAGCGCTTTGTACTAGACGATATGCTCACAATAGATAAAAATAAACAATTTATTAGACGTACTAGCCTTGCTATTTGCGCTAGGCAAAACGGTAAGACCCATCTAGCGCGTATGCGTATCTTAGCTGGGCTGTTTTTGTTCAATGAGCGTAATCACATAGTAATAAGCTCTGCTAGATCTATGGCCCTTACTACCTTTAGAGAGGTAGCTAATGCTATTGAAGATAGCCCCGAGCTTAAGAAGCAACTAAAGAAAATACTGTATACAAACGGTAATGAGGCCATAATCCTAAAGAGCGGCGCTAGGTTAGACGTTAGAGCTGCTACCCGTGATAGCGCCCGAGGTGCTACTGCTGATTTTCTATTTATAGATGAGCTTAGAGAGGTAGACCAAGAAGCGTTCGCCGCTGCCCTGCCTGTAACACGCGCCAAGCCTAATAGCCAGACTTTACTAGCGTCTAACGCGGGTGATGCTTTTAGTACTACGCTTAATGAGCTACGCGAGCGCTGCCAGAGTAACCCGCCGGCATCACTTGGCTATTATGAATACAGCGCCCCGCCATTTTGCGCTTTAGATGATCGTAAAGGCTGGGCAGCTGCTAACCCGGCGCTAGGCATACTTATAACTGAGGAAACCCTGCAAGAAGCGCTAACGGTGCAGACTACAGAGCAATTTAGAACTGAGAGCCTTTCTCAATGGATAGACAGCTTGCAAAGCCCGTGGCCGTTTGGCTCTGTTGAAGATAGCAGCGATATAAATCTAAAGATGAGCCCAGGGCCGCTTACTGTTTTTGCCTTTGACGTTAGCCCTAGCCGCCGAGATGCCAGCCTAGTAATGGGCCAGCTGCTACCTAATGGCAAGATAGGCCTAGCAGTACTAGAAACCTATAGCTCACAGGTAGCAGTAGATGAGGTTTTAGTAGCAGCTTCTATAAAAAAATGGGCCGATATGTATTACCCGCGTTTAGTCTGTTACGACAAATACACTACTGCCAGTATCGCGCAAAGGCTACAAAATGCAGGGGTACAAACCCGAGATATATCGGGGCAGACCTTTTACACCGCCTGTAGCGATATGTATGATGCTTTAGTTAATGATCGCCTAAGACATAGCGGGCAAGATGCGCTAATACAGCAAATGGCTAACTGTGCAGCTAAACAGACCCCGGACGCGTGGCGTATCGTGCGCCGTAAATCTGCCGGCCCTGTAGATATACCTATAGGCCTTGCTATGGTTATACATATATTGGCGCAACCTGTAGCAGAGGCAAAGGTATACGCCTAGACACGCCGAAAGCCAAACTGTAAACCTATACTTGACTTTTAGGTAATAATGCCCCTATGGGATTACTGCAAACTATAGGCCTGCGTAAAAAAGACATAGAGGCGCAATTATCGCCGCCTATTATGGCTCAAACTTACGGCGCGGGTGTTTATACGTTTGGCGGTTTATACAATACAAGCGGCGTACCGTTTATAGATAGAAACGTAGCGCTACAAGTACCGGCGGTAAGTAGATGCCGTAACTTAATCTGTGGAGTTATTGCAAGTATAGATTTAGAGCTAATACAAAAAAGTACAGGCCGTAAATTACAGAGCCCTGTTTGGTTAGACCAGCCGGATATTAGGCAACCACGCAGCGTTACCATAAGTTACACAGTAGATAGCCTGTTGCTATATGGCGTTGCTTATTGGCGTGTTACGTCTTTGTATGAAGATGACGGCAGACCTAGCGGCTTTGAATGGGTAGCTAATACCCGCGTTACAGTAACTACAGATAATTACGGTGATGAAGTTGATTATTACTCAATAAACGGCATACGCGTACCAGATAGCGGCGTAGGATCTCTAGTAACTTTTCAGAGTTTGCTACCCGGCGTATTAGAAACAGGCGGGCGCACAATACAGGCCGCGTTAGATATACAAAAAGCGGCTAGCGTTGCAGCTGCTACGCCTATGGCTACAGGGTTTATTAAAAATAGTGGGGCAGATTTACCAGAGGCACAAATTAGCGGCCTACTGGCAGCGTGGAAGGCCGCGCGTAACTCACGCAGTACGGCTTACTTAACTAGCACGTTAGATTACCAAACCGTGGGTTACTCACCTAAAGAAATGATGTATAACGAGGCATCACAGTATTTAGCTACAGAGATAGCCCGTTTAATGAACGTACCGGCGTATTACATAAGCGCAGATATGAATAACTCAATGACTTATCAAAATATCATAGACGGGCGCAAAGAGTTTGTAGCTTACTCATTACAGCCGTTTATTAGCGCTATTGAAAACCGTTTAAGTATGGACGATATTACGCGCCGCGGTAATCAGGTGCGCTTTGCACTAGATGAAACGTTTTTGCGCGCCGATACTTTGGCACGTTTGGAAGCTATAGAGAAAATGCTAACGCTAGGTCTTATAGATCTAGAGCAAGCGCAAAGTATGGAAGAACTAAGCCCAACCGGACTAACAGAGAGGCCTACAAATGCTATTAACATTTAGCGGCAACATAGAGGCAGTAGATAACGGGGAGCGCCGTACTATTGCCGGCAAAATTGCACCTTATGGAGAGGTAGGCAACACCAGCGCAGGGCGCGTAGTCTTTGCAGAAAACTCTATAACCGTGCCAGAGCCAAGCAAAATAAAACTTTTAATGCAACACGATAGCAGCAAGCCTGTAGGCCGTATGCAAAGTATTACCAGCAATAAGACGGGGTTATATGCCAGCTTTAAGGTTAGCGCTAGCACCCGCGGTAGTGACGCAATTTTACTTGCACAGGAGCAACTAATGGACGGGCTTAGCGTAGGTGTAGAGGTAGAGGACTCACGCCAAGAAAAAGATTATCTGCTAGTTACGGCTGCTACCTTGAAAGAGGTATCTCTAGTAGAGAGCGCTGCATTTCCAAGCGCTGCCGTGTTAAAAATTGCTGCACAAGAAAACGCAGTAGATGAAAACCAACCAACAGAAACGAAAGGTGAAACCGTGGACAAAACCCCGGACGAAGTAGCATCAGAGGCGACATTTTTGCCAGACGGTGCAACAGTAACGCTAAAAAGCGTTAGCTATGAAAAAGATGATGCCGAGGGTGAAACTACACCTGTAGAAGCCGCGCGCAGAATTATTAAGCCAAGTGCATTAAACTCACAGAGAGTACGCACACCTATTGTAAATATGGCAACATACACAGAGCATAAAATCAAGGCGGCTCTAGGTAATGACCAGAGCAAGCTTTATGTAACAGCGGCAGATGATAGCTTTACTACAAACCCTGCGTTTAAGCCAGAGCAGTATTTATCCGAGTTTGTAACTAACACCCGTTTTGTAAGAAGCGCGGTTGAAGCTTGCAGCCGTGGCGTTTTGCCGGCTAGCGGTATGACCATAAACGTACCCTCATTGGTAACGTCAGACGGCGGCGGTACAGGTGTAGCACCTGTAGTAACCGTAGAAGCTGAGGCCGGAGCTGTACAAAATACAGGTATGGAAACAGCTTATTTAACTGCAAACGTATCTAAGTACAGCGGTATGAACACTATTAGCGTAGAGCTACTAGAGCGCTCTGATCCTAATTTCTTTGCAGAATTAACAGCGCAATTACAAAACGCTTACTTAACTGCAACAGATACAGCAGTAGTAGCAGCTCTAACAGCTGGTGGACAGCAAGCAAACCCACAAGCTGCAACAAGTGCCGGTATTATTGCCTACACAGCCGAGCAAACCGCAGCCGCATATAAAGGTACTGGCTACTTTGCACAAAATTATCTAGCTAATGCTTCTCAATGGAGCTTACTAATGGGTGCAACTGATAACACAGGCCGCCCAATTTATAACGCTATCCAGCCAATGAACGCAGGCGGTGACGTTAGACCAACCTCAATTAGAGGTAACGTATTAGGTCTAGACCTATTCGTAGATAAAAATATGGTATCTGGTGTTATTGATGAGTCAGCGTTTATTATCGTGCCAGAGGCAGTAACCGTTTATGAAAGCCCACAGGCTTATATGAGCGTAAACGTGGTATCAAATCTACAGGTACAAATAGCTATCTATGGCTTTATGGCCACGCTAGTTAAAATGCCTGCCGGTATCCGCCGTTTTAACTTAACATAATAAATAACTAATAGTCTGGTAGGGCCTTAGCCCTTTGGCTCTACCAGACCTACAAAGAAAGGTACAAATATGCCAGCCACATACGTTACAGCTGCAACACTTAAGGCATCACTTGGCGTAGGCACTTTGTACGATAGCTACACTTGGATAGAGGACACCTGCCAGACGGCGCAAGATTTAATAAACGGTTTTTTATGGTTTGACTCTGCACCTGTAGTTGGGACAGCGTTAGTAAGTAACGTAGCTACGGTGATGATAGCTAACCCCGGCCTATTTACTACTGGTCAAACCGTCACAGTAGCCGGGGCTGGCGCTACTTTTAACGGCAGCTATACCATTACTGGCACAGTACCGTTTAGCGCGGGTACTACTAATTTACTGCCAGCTTTTAATTTTCAACTTAACTATTACCAATACCCACAGGGTTACAGCTTTATACAGTATGCAAAGGTAGCAGCGGATCAAAACTTTAGACGCGTAATACCTAGCGGCACTATGACCGGTGACGATACAAAGACGGCAACCTACGCTAATACACCTGCTATAAACGCAGCTGCACTTATGTTAGCTGAGAATATCTGGACTAGCCGTTTCAGCACACAAAACGGCGGGGTAAGCGTAGACGGTTACAGCCCTAGCCCTTTTAAGATGTCTAATACTTTAATGGCATCTATACGCGGTTTACTAGCGCCTTATCTATCGCCTAACGCTATGGTGGGATAATGCCAGCCGCGATAACTACCCTTAGATCCACTATAGCCGCTGCCTTAGCTAATAACTCTGTTTGGTCTACCTTTAGTTTTCCACCTAGCACAATAGTAGCTAACAGCGTAGTAGTAGCCCCGGCAGACCCTTATTTAACCCCTAGCAATAATAAACAGGCAACTATATCGCCTATGGCTAACTTTAAGATTATTATGACCGTGCCAATGTTTTCTAATGAAGGCAACCTGCAAGGCATAGAAGATACGATAGTAGCCGTGTTTAATAAATTAGCAGCTAGCTCTATTGTATTTAACGTTACCGCTGTAACTGCACCTAGCGTTTTAACGCTACCTAGCGGCGACTTACTAACAAGTGATTTACAAATATCCGTACTAACGAGCTGGAGCTAAAATGGCACTAACAGATGAAGATAAAGCGTTTCTAATCAAGATAGGCCAAGAACTGCCTAAAGAGATTAAAGAAACAAAGCAAAAAGCAGCACCCGTAGAAACAACGACAACAGAAACAGAGGTATAACTAATGGCAATTTTTCTTTCTAACGGCGTAGTAGTCACGCTGAACAGCGTGGCCCTGTCGGATCACGTCACTAGCGCAACTATCAACCGTAGCTTTGATGAGCTTGAAGTTACAGCTATGGGCGATACAGCTCATAAGTTTGTAAAAGGTCTAGAGGCCAGCACTATCACGCTTGATTTTCTAAACGATACTGCCTCAGCTAATGTACTTGCAACCTTACAAGCCGCGTGGGGTACTACTGTACCGCTAACACTTAAGCAGACAAGCGCGGTAATATCTGCAACTAACCCAGAATATCAAACCACAGTATTAGTTAATAACACTACAGACATTAACGGCGCTGTTGGCGATATTTCTACACAGAGCATTACATTTACTTGTAACTCACCTATCGTAGTAGACACCACACCATAACTAAAACAAAGGGGCAACAATGGCACAGCTTAAAATAACAAGGGCAGACGGCAGCGTAAGCGAGCATAAGATTACGCCCCGTATTGAGTATGCCTTTGAGCAGTATGCTAAAAAAGGTTTTCACAAAGCCTTTAGAGATGATGAGAAGCAAAGTGATGTTTACTGGCTAGCCTGGGAGTGCTTACGCGCAAGCGGCGAAGTAGTAAAACCATTTGGGGCAGATTTTTTGGAAACCTTAGCTAAAGTTGAGGTTACAGACGATAACCCTTTGGAGTAGTGGGGCGCGGTAGTTTTGGCTATCTAATCGCACAAATTGCGGTAGAAACAGGCATAGCGCCCCAGTACTTGCTAGATCTAGATGAAGTAATGTTTCAGAATATATTAAAGGTTTTAACAGACAGAGCAAAGGCGGTGCAAGATGCCCACAGAGGTAGAAAACGCCCTAGAGCTTAGGCTTGCACTAAAAAAATATATGCCAGATTTAGCTAAAGAAACACAAGATGAAATGGCTAATGCGCTACGCCCTGTAGTAGCTAGAGCTAGAGGTTTTATACCGGCAGACTCAAAATTATTAAGCGGTTGGGTTAAAGGTACAGCTGGCATAGACACTACTAACTATAGGGCTTTTCCTACTTTTAATAGTAGTGATGCTAAGCGCGGTTTAGGTTATAGGGTTACACCGTCTAGGCCTAATAAATCTGGTTTTGTATCTTTAGCTAGAATACAACAGGCTAACGCGGGCGGTGCAATTTATGAAACTGCCGGGCGATTAAACCCAAACGGTAAAAAGCAAGGCCCAATAGTAGACCGTTATAAAAATGGCGTTTATGATCAAACTACGCATACCGGTAAACAATACTCAACAAGCCTAAACCCTAATGCGGGTCAGCAATTTATGGAAAGCATAAACAGCACCGGAAAGTTAGTAAACGCAAGGCCTAAAGGTCTTAAAGGCAGACCTAGCCGTAAACAGATAGGCCGCGCTATGTATAGAGCCTACGCAGAAGATAACGGCGTAGCCTTAACAGCTTTGATAAAAGCTATAGAAAATGCTAAACAAAAGTTTGAAGAAAAAATGGCTGCATAATGGCTACCGAATTACTAATAAATATAGTTAGCCAAGCAACGGGTAAAGGCTTTTTAGAGTCTGAAAAAGCAGTAAACAAGTTAGAAAAAAAGGTAAAAAGTCTAGGTAAAACTTTAGGCATAAGCCTTGCCGCCGGCGCTGCATTAAAGTTTAGTAAAATCTTTGTAAAAGCCTTTGCAGAAGATGAAAAGGCAGCCGTACAATTAACTAAGGCTGTAGATAATTTAGGTTTAAGTTTTGCTAATCCGTCTATAACTAAGTTTATAGAAGGCTTGGAAAAAACAGCTGGCATATCTAGAACTGAGCTTAGGCCAGCATTTCAAGATTTATTAACTACTACAGGATCATTAACTAAAGCTCAAGATATATTAAATAAATCTATAATTATTAGCCGAGGCTCTGGCCTAGCGTTATCCACAGTAACAGAAGATTTAACTAAGGCTTATTTAGGCAGCACTAAAGGTTTGGAAAAATATAAAACAGGTTTTACCGGGGCAGAATTAGCCGCTAAATCGTTTTCAGAAAACCTAGAAATACTTTTAACATTAAATCAAGGCGCGGCAGATGATTATTTTACTACTACTGCGTTTAAGTTAGAGCTATTAGCTTTAGCAGGTGAGAACGCTAAAATAACAATAGGTGAAGGTTTAGTAGAAGGTTTAGGTAATTTTGCTGGTAGCGGTGAGGTTAGTGATGCACAATTAGTTATAGATGATTTAGCTACAGGCTTTGCTAATGTATTAAAAACGGCTGGAGCTGCACTAGGCTTTCTAGCGCGTATTCCAGAGTTTGGATTTAGGGCAATAGGTCTAGGCGCTATGTATGATAGGCCAGAAACAGTAACTAGCAAAGAAACAGAGTTTACAAAAAAACAAAAAGAAATAATAGCTAAACTAGATGCAGCGGCAGCTAAACGCGCAAAGGCGCTAGCAGACCTTGCTAAAAAACAAGCTAACGCAGAGATATTAAAAACAAAAGAAAAAGAAAAACAAGCCAAACTAGACAAAGCTGCCCTAGCTCTAGGCAAGGGTGAAGATATATTTGACCTAGATAAAATACAGGTACAGGCAGCGTTATTAGCTAAGCAAGATGAAATAAACAGGCTAGGCGTAAATGCTACAGACCAGCAAAAACTACAGCTAGCTAATGACCTAACCCGCCTATCTATTAAACAAACTATGTCGCAGCTTGAAGATGCTATAGCCGCTAAAGATGTAGAGGCTGCTACGCGCCTTGCTAAAAAACTCAATATAGATCTAGCGATACTAGGCGCTCTACAAGGCCAAGAGTTTAAGTTACAAGATATAAACGATATTTTAGATAAGTTTAAGCCTAAAGCGCTTATAGATATACAAAACCTTAATGAAGCTTTAGCGCTGTTAATGAAAATGGCAGGGCTAAAAATAACGCCATTTGTGCCGGGAGCTGGAGCTGGAGCTGGAGCTGGAGCAGGTGGTGGTGGCGGCGGCGGCGGTGGCGGCGGCGGTGGCGGCGGCGGTGGCGGCGGTGGTGGCGGCGGTGGTGGTGGAGATAGGTTAGTACCTAACCCATATAACCCAGAGTCAGCATTTATACCTACAAGTAAAATAGCAGATGAAATAGCTACATTAACTAGCTTGCGTTTAGCTACTAGCACAGGTACGGGTATTAACTTTTTATTAAAAGAGCAGATAGACACGCTTACAGATGCTTTAAGTACTAACGCGCTTAATGCGCTTGGAGATGAGCAAGCAAGGCTAAGAGCTATGGGCGCATTTGATACACCGGGTATAGGCCCGGGCTCTAGCTTTGACCCTAGCCGCTTTCGTATGGGTGATAACTACATAACAGTAAACGCAGGCGTAGTAGGTAGCGAGGACACAATAGCCTTAGCAGTACAAAAAGCCATATTAGACCTAGAACGTAAAGGTGACCCGCTGCGTTACACCGGTGGCCTATGACCCTGCCAGTAATAAACGCTGTTATTAACTTTAGTACCGGGCCTAGCTTTGCCCAGGCTATGATTTTAGATACAGGCATACTAGATACAAACGTGCTAGCAGATAGCGCGGCAGTAATTGTAGATGTGTCTAACGTAGTAGATACAATACAAACCAATAGAGGCCGTAACCCACAGGCCGACCAATTCCAGACAGGTACGCTAACTATGCGTATCGTTGATCAAAACGGCGATTTTAACCCACAAAATACTAGCGGCCCTTATTATGGCTTGCTAGACCCTATGCGTAAAGTGCAGATAACAGCTACTTACGCTAGTACTACCTACCCTATCTTTAGCGGCTTTATCACTAGCTACACTACTACTACACCTAAAAACGCAGATGAGGTTACTTATACCACGATTACGGCGGTAGATGCCTTTAGACTTGCCCAAAATGCACAGATAGCAACGGTAGCAGGGGCAACCGCTGGAGATCTGAGCGGTACGCGTGTTAATCAAATATTAGACCAAATAGGCTGGCCTAGCTCTATGCGTGACGTAGATGCAGGGCTAACTACAATGCAGGCAGACCCCGGCACAGCGCGCACTAGCCTTGCAGCCCTTAACACAGTAACCCTAAGTGAGTACGGGGCTTTTTATGTAGATGCTACAGGCTCATTTGTCTTTCAAGATAGAAACGTGACCACGGCTAGCATAGGCGGCACACCTACCGTGTTTAACGATAACGGCACGGCTATAGG